ATCGATTGCGGAGCCGGCAATGTGGGAGGTATCCGCCAGGGCGGCCTTCTCCTCAGCCTTTACGGCCTTCGCCTTGCCAACGCCAAACTTCGTATCCTCTGGGTTGAGGGCACGAACGATGACCTGGAGGGTTGCCGCAATGGCGCCAGACGCCACGGTTCGGAAGTCGTCGTTGCTCATATCCAGGATTGGAGCCCCGGTCGCAAGCATAACGGCAATACCGGTTGCAAGTCCAACGCGGAACGCCTCGAGAAGCGCCTCGTCAACACCCGTGTTGTCCATAATCCACTTAATCTTTGTAAACATTCTACTCTCCTATCGCTTTACTTTTCCGGTGCCACCACAACTTGGGCACGGGATTTCTGCTGCCGGTGCCGCCGGCTGCGGTGCTGGAGCAACCGGGGCCGCAGCAACTGGTGCTGGGGCCACTGCCGCTACTGGCTGAGCCACTGGTGCTGGTGCGACCCAACCCTTTGGCGCTGTGATAATGATGATGTGCTTAAACGCTGGGGCAACGTGCTTCTTAGACACGCGCTTCGAGTCGGCAAGAGTGAGGAGGATCTTCTCGTCAATCTTTACGCCAAACTGCTCGGCACCCTTACCGGAACGCGTTGGGCATGCCCACTGCCAACCATCAATTGGGTCATAGACCGCAGAGGTCATATGGCCATATGTTCTGGTTGGCTGCTTCTGCTTGACCCACCACCAGCGCTCCCACTTTGCATGCCATGCGGAAACCTCCAGGCCCTTAGGGTAGCCAGCTGGCTGCTCAACCCAAACACCTAGGGCTGCACCCGCCTTTGCGGAGTTAATAACGTCGTTCCAGTCCTTTGCCCAGCGAGCATCGGCACCGAGAACCTTTGCAGTCTTAATTAGGTCAGCAAGCGTTGAGCCATTGTCGCTCACGCCCTGCTTTTCCACAAAGCCAGTAGCCTTTGCCTTTGCGGCGATACCATCGCCGGCAGAGAAATCCTTCCCTGGGGCGTACTTAAACACCCACGCTACGCAGGCGGCTACAGATGAGGGACCGCAGTCGTCTAGAATTCCACCCTTTTCCTCGTGGTCGAGCTGAGACTTAACCTTATACTTCATAGCCCACTCCTAACTTAGCCCCTAGTTGAGGCTTAGTCATTATAAGCTATATAGGGCCCCTAAACTAGGCTTCTAGTTCTGCGATTCGGGCTTCAAGGGCGCTGTTCTTCTGGGCCAACTCCTTAATTGCGCCAATAAGGAAGACTGGTAGTTGGGAATATTGAACACTTTCAATCTCCCCAGTCTCTTCGTTGTATCTGCAAATACGCTTCATGTCATCGCTAATTGCCTCAACCTCTTCAGCAATCAGTCCGGTCATTGAGCCAGTCTCCTCGCTCTTAGTTGTTTCTGGGTTCCATTTAAATGTTACTGGGCGCAATTGCAAAACATCACTTAGCGGAACAGTGAAATCTTCAATATCCTGCTTGTACCTTCTTGCGGAACTAAATCTCGAAATCGTTCCAGCCCCCGAAGTGGTACTAATGTAAAGATCAGATGAGCTTGAAGTGATGGAAACGCTGACACGTAGATCCTCAGTCACATAAAATAGGCCTGAGGTATACCAAATTTGCCCATCCGTTGTACTGTCAAAAACAATACCGCCTGCGATAGTGTCATCTACGGTTACTTTTGTTGTCGAGGTTATACTGCCTACAACATTAAGGTCGTTATTCATGTTAAACCGCCCATTTGCTCCGTCAAATGATAGCGTTGCTCCGTTTGTGGTTCCTGGGGTTCCGCCGTAAATCCTAATCGCCCCATCGCTACCGGCGCTTCCGTTACCGTAAACCCTAAGATCGCCAGCAACGCTTGTTCCGTTGCCGACGGTAACAAGCCCGCTGTAGTTAACCTTAAATATGTCTGAAGATCGGCCTACTGCGAAATACCCATCGTAGAGTCTAAGCTGGCCGGAGGCATCAAGTCTCATTCTCTCCGTGAATGTTGCTGGGCTTTGCGTGTAGTGCCCAACGCTGAGGACCTCTCCGGTAAGGACGGCAAGGTCGCCAATGTTTGAATTCTTGCTAATTAGGACTCCTGGTTTTGAGCTTGAACCAGATGCAGTCACTGTTGAAAGGAATGCATCCGTTGCCTCAACTGCCCCGTTTGAGCCAACTTTAAAGTTTGGTGAGGTTATGGAGTAGTAGTCGTTCTTCTCATTTCCGGTTCCGAATGGCGAGAGCGTTGTGGCCGCAACAGTGCCGGTAACAAGGGAGGTGTACTTTAGCGTCGACCCAGTTGTCCCAGATATCGCTGTAAAGACACCGTCAAACCCCTGGCCAACTGTTGCGTCTGCGTTTGCGATTCTGACCCTTTCGCCTACCGCAACGTTGTGGGAAACAAGGGTTCCCTCAGCGTTAGAGGTTGTCAGGGTTACCGTGTATCCAGTTCTTTGCTTTGTCTTAATGTAAAAAGTCGCCCCCTCGGAGCCCCATCGGTCGTCTAGATAAAGCTGCCCACCCTTGATAACTCCAGCGTCAATTCCAGCTGTGCTAATAAGACCAGCGGTAATAGAGTTGGCGACAATGTCATTGCTTCCAACTGCGTTTTCCCAGGCCGCGCCGCCAGCGGCAACCTTCCTGAGTCCCGCAGGAGTCCCGCCAAGGTGGTAGACAATGGTCCCCTCTGGGTAGCTTGAAGACGGTACTGTGGGCAGGGTTGCTTCGGATATGATCTCTATTGCCTTAAGTGTTGACGCCAACTTGCTGGCCGTAATGGCATTATTGCTTAGGTCCTCGCTCTTGATTTGAACCGGGCTGACAATCTCTGAGTCATCGCTCATTTCGCTTGCGGTGTTATCTGTACTCATTGCCCGAACTTGATATCTATAGTTTAGGGCGTATGAAAGCCCGTTGTCGTTGATGTAATTTGCCTTAGTGTTCTGTATTGTTCTGAACTCAGTAAAGTTGTAGATTGCCCATCCAGTTGCCGCAACGGAGGTAATGAGACCGCTCTCGACGGACGTGTAGGTAAAGGTGGTTGTTGTGGTCCCGGTAACGGTCCACTCTCCCTCAATCTTGTTTGCCGCCTGACCGTAGATGTCGTTGTCCATCTCAATGCGGACCTTGTCACCATTGACCATTCCATGGGCGCCAGAGGTTGTGATTGTTACGGTAGTAAGCGCCCTTGCCACATTTGTAATTGCTTTAAATATCCCGTCCTGGCGCTGAACCTCAAACGACGAGAGGTTCTTGTTGCGCTCAATATCCTCATTAAATCCCCAGCTGACAGTGGCGGACTGGATGCTTGCGACCGCGTGAATCTCTGATGGGGGCGCAGGCGTCGGTGGTACAGGGTTAATTTTATCAAGCTCCCTGAGCCGCTCGCTAACAAGAATAAACGAGTTTCTTTGCAGCCTTATATCTCCACCAACCGTAATGCTGTAAACAACGTCCATGCCAAGCATCTTTGCCTTAACGGACTTGACGATAAGTGGCTTTGCAACGTCCATCGTATCCCAGATAAATGGGATGATGTCGCCAACGTTTGGTACTGGATATACCGCGTCGTATGCATCTCTTGGCCGGATATCAAACTCATACGACTCAATTGGTAGGCCGTTCTCTTTCCAGAAACCCTGAGCAGCAAGTTGCGCGTCAGCAAGCGTTTCCACCTTGTCGTCTGTTTTTGCGGTCTCAATAATCTTTCCATTTGTCGCCCAAATACCAGGGACAAAGTCGTAATCAACATACTGAACTGGATTACCGCTTTCGTCAGTTAGGGCGACTTTATTTCCGTCTGCGTCCCTAGTGCGGAAGACTGCGTACAGATGCAGTCTATTTGCCGAGTTTCCCGACTCCACAGGGCTGCTTGGGATTTCCATCTCATAAACAGGCACGGCATGCGTTGCGGAGTCCTCTACGTCGCCGTAGCCCATGGCTCCGGTGATCTGTACGGCGCTCCAATCGGTGAATGAGGCAGATCCGCTTTGTAGGTTTGTGCAAAGGCCCCTCAGGCCAAAGTACGCGGCAGAGGCTGGCGCCGTTGCCGTTTTCCATACCCTATGCCAGGTTCCTACTGGGGAGCCAGGAAGGCTCCCCATGGAAACAGTAGACAGCTCTGCACCTCCAGAGTTGTACCAAACAATATTGGCTCCCCACCTTGCCTGGTGGGCGCTAACCTTTCCCCTCACAGAGAAGAAGTATTTTCTTCCGGGAACAGTTGCAACCCTGCTCGCAGAGGCTGTTTCTATTTTCGTGTTGCTAGTGCTTGAAACAACGCTGTATCCAGCCCCGTATGGGCCGCTGCTTGCGGAGCCAATGGCAAATCCGCTTGCCGTTGTCCAGCCGTCAATATTCCCGTCGTAGATGCCATTTGCGGTGAGCTCCTTCGGGGTCTTGGCGCCATAGTGCAGATACGCCTTGTAGTTTCCCGAACCGTCAATGGTCCCCTTGTCTACCCAGAATTCGCCGCCAGTCTTCTGGGAGATATAGTCAAGAACGTTTCTTGCGCTTCTGCCACCATACTGCTCGTAATTTGCGGTGTCGCTTTCTGGGAGATATGGGCTAAAGCGATACTGCGTGTCTACGGCATTGACGTATGTCTCCACGTCAAGGGTTCCGGCTGTAATCATGCTCTTGTCAAACAACGAGTCAAAAATGGATATTGGGTATTGCCACCCACGAATGTTGTCGTCTCCAACTCCAAGTCTGTACGTGTTTCCGGCAACGACATAAAACTCACCGTCAATCCAGCCACGAGCAGAGGAGGATGTCAGCGTTGTGGGAGATTCTGCCGTTACAAGACTAGAAACATAAGCAGATGAGCCAGACGTTAGCTTTGCGCCAGTAATGGTTGCAGATCCATCGCTGCCAACGCTTGCATACGAAATAGTGTTTGTTGTTGTTGCGGTTGCCATAACATAGTCTTCCAGCGTTACTGAGAACCCGGCAGTTTGCGGAATTGAAACAATAATTGGATCACCTGCCGCAAGCCCATGTGGAGAAGCCGTTGTGACAGTAACAACGTTAGATGCTCTGTTAGCGGCGGTGATATCTATTGCGGATAGAAGCGTTGTTGCAGTGTCGCCAAGGTAAGATGATCCGCTGTCTTTTGTAACATATACCCTGTGCTGATTGGCAAGAGAGGCGTTCTTCCATTTTACTTTCAGTCTTTGGGTAAGTGTTCCGGCGCTCAAGGTTATGCTGATAGCAGAGGTTACCTGCGAGTATTGTGGGGCGGCGGCGTCTCTGCCCAGGAGCGTCGTGCTTCTTGCCTGAATTCTTACGCTGTATACCCCATCAGAAAGGCTCCCGCCAACGGCCTCAGAGGATACTTGCAGCCCGTCAACCTGGCCAACAATCGACGGAAGAGATGCCGCGCTGGTCGAGATCCCGTCGCCACCGTTGATGATGTCGATATCCCTAGAATCCCTTGCCCCGTAGAAGTCAGCAATGATCAGCTCTTCCAGGAGTGCAGTGTTGTCTGCGCACTCAACTTCCTGGGTAATTGCTCCGCCGTCTTTTCTTGTTGAGACTCGTGTTACGTATCCTGCAAACAGCACAGTATCCGGGCTTGTCGCGATGTCAAGAATCCGAATCTCGGTCTTGCTTGGGATCTCAATAACAAAAGATTCGTCGGCTATCGCCGCATTGATCTTGCTTGCCTCAGTGGCGCCAGCATAGTCCTGTACCGCAGTCTGTGACTTTGGCAGGATTGTCCATAGGTCAATTGTGGCGTTGGCGCTAGTCCCCTCGCTGTTGCTCTCCCAGTTCAGGTTTTCGTAGTTGACCCTTTTGCTGATGTCATAGAAGGCCTCAGTCGTACCTTCGTATTTAAGCTTTACGTATACTCGTACATCAGCCATTTATATTCTCCCGATGCCCGCGGACCTCAACAACGACGACTGCGCCTTACCAACGGCATCAGCCAGCTTGCGGATGTCCTGATCGCTCCTGACCGTTGGGTTGTTGATTATAACACTTGCGTTGATGCCACCGCCACTGCCGCCAGCCATGCCAATCTGGTTGATTGGTCGGATTCTTCTTGGGAAGATCCTTGCAACGCCGCCAGGAACCACCTGAAGGGTCTCTCGGCCAGTCTCGCCAACCTGGAACATGCCACCGACACCCATAACCTCACCGCCGCTTGCAAGCCTTGCAAGATGATCTTGCTTTAGCGGCAAAACTTTTCCTGAGTAAGTGTCCATATATGTAAAGGTCCTCTTAATCCAGCTCTTCCAGTTGGAAGTAAAGGAATCCTGCCCGTTTCCGCTTGATTTTGCCGCAACGGTCATTTTGTACAGCTCTCCACCCGTTGATGTAAGTGAGTTTAATGTTTTATTGATCGCAGTTGCGTACCCCAACTGCCTATCTGGGTCGGTATATACTTGCCCAGCCATGTTCTTATCCCTCTCAAGGTTTAGAACCTGAATGATTGCCTTCATTCTGCCTTCAATTAATCTTGACATTAAGGTTTTGTCAAAATTAATTCCAAAGCCCAGGTAGTTGTCTTTTGCTTTTCCGCCAAGAACGCTTTCGCTATTTGGCAGGCCGGCAGTATCAAGCCCATCATCTGTCGAAATCCCGGGAGGATTTGCGGGCGGCTTATAGTTTGCAACTGCCGCTATTGCCGCCTTAAGCTTTGTAACAATAGCGGTAAACTTCTTGAGGATTGTATCCCATGTGTTAAGGAATGAGTCCCCAAAGTTCTTGGCATCAACATCAAGGTTTGCATCAAGAACACCAACTTCACCAAGAGTTGTTGTGTAAAGCTCCTTAATCTTTGCAGCAGCTTGCGTACCAGTAAGCTTGCCCTGCTCGACAAGATCAAGGATGTCTTCCATGCCCTCTTGGAACTTCATTCTTGCAGCCTCAAATCTTTCGTCGACATCTTCAAGTCCAGCGACCACAGGATCGCTGGCCATGGCCTCTTCAAGGGCGATCTTCTTCCTTTCGAGAGCAGCCTCCTTAACGGCTTCCGTTTGAGCCTCTTGGGCGTCTCTCATTCTTGCCGCTGCCTCAAGCGGGTCCATAGACGCGTCATACTGACCAAGCTTTGCCATCTCAACGCTTCTGGCGGCTTCTCGAAGTCGCTTTTCAATGGCAAGAAGCTTGTTTCTCTTTTCGGTTGCCTCAATCTCTTCCCGCAAGGCAAGGATATTTGTTTCTGCCCCGTCAACCATAACCATTTGAGTCGCGAGGAACGCGTCTTTTGCCTTTTCCAGAGCTTTAGCCATTTGCTGCTCAAATACCGCGTTGATTCTTGACTGCAATCTTCCCGCAAGTTTCTGGAACTCGCTTCTAACTTTCTCTAGGTTAGATTGCAATTTTTCAAGGCCAGAGTTTAGGTTTCCGATAAATAGCCCATACCCATCTACTGCTTCTGGGTTGATTCCCTCACCTCTTGCTAGTTGGGCAAACGCGGACATCGCATCCTCTAGTGTTTTAAATTGACCCATATCTGCAATCTTCATTGCAAGTTCTGCCTGGGCCAAAATGAGTGCTTCCATTGGCGACTTGCCCTGATTCTGGTAGAACTTGGCCATTTTCCCTCTGATTTGATCAGTCAAATCAGTTAGGTAAGCCATAAATGTTGTTCCCTTTTTGTCCCTTGGCTTGAAAACCTCATTGCCAAGACCCTGAAGCGCAAAGTCCAAAGACTCTCCCATTGTTGGAATAATCGTATTGGTCCCTGACTTTATTAGATCAAAGAAATTTTCTACTGACCTGTGGTATTCCGGCATTTTTCCAATGTCAAGAAGTTCTATTGGGGTAAAATCAAAATCTTGCAACAGCTGGAAAAATTCTTGCCCCTGCATTCTTTGGTCAGAGTAGTATTCATCAATTGCCCCTAGCTTGCCCTCTCGATCTTGCTCTGCCGGAGTAACTTCTCTATTCGGGAAAATAAAGCTTGCAACAATAGAGGCTATGGCGCCACCAATCATCATTCCCAACATGGTACCAATTGACCCACCAAGGAATGTCCCAATTCCGCCGCCAACCCTTGCGCCCAATGCCTTGGCTCCAAAGAATCCGCCAACAGAACCAGCAAAACCGGCACCCTCTTGGGCAATAATCGCGCCCTCATTGTTTTTCTCTGATTTCATTCTTTCTTGAATTGTCATCGCAGTAGTAAATCCCTGGAATCCAAGTGTAAGAAGGCCAATCTTACCAACAAGTGACTTAATCCCAGAGCTGGCAGTCTTAAGTCCCGCAGTCAGGGCCTGCACTCCTCTTGATCCCTTAAATGCTGCCGCTAGGCCAAGTGCGCCTCCGCCAACTGACGCAGCAGCCCTGCCAACTACGCCTCCAATTCCACCCCCGGCAGCGGCAAGGGCCGTTCTTATTGCGCCAACAAAGGAGCCAAATCTTGTAATTGCCCCCTTAAAGAACGCTACTGCCCGGTCAAAGATGCTTATTGGCTGTGTGAATTTATCTGGAATTACAATTCTTGCAATTGCGTCTTTCAGCCCCGCAAACAATTCCTTGGGGGCTCGGACCGTTCCTCCGGCAAGGAACTTCTCTATCGGGACAGTCTTTGGGGCAAAGCCCCTGACCATCATCTCCGCAAAGCGCTCAGAAACCTTTGCAAGCTTGTCTGCCCCAGCAAATATCTTGTCTGTAAAGGTTGGCCCAGGAGCACCAACAAGAGTGTTTGGTATTACCCTTCTGGCAATAGCATCCTTTAGCCCGGCAAACAGCTCTGTAGGAGCCTTTTTGGTGCCGCCAGCAAGGAACCCCGCCATAGGGACAGTCTTTGGGGTAAAGGCTTTAACCATCATCTCTGCGTATCTTGTAATAATTTTGTCAAAGTTCTGCATGGTAAAGATTCTTGCTGGGGCGCCCGCTAGGCGGATCATCATCCTGTGGAATGCCATAAATGACTTCTCAAACGCCGTTGTTATTCTTGCAGCGTAAAGACCAGCCGTATCAGCAACCTTCCCAGTCAGATATTTAATTCTTTCCTGGATTACCTTAAAGATTGAAACCCCGTACATCGAAGGAGATCCGCCAAGAACCTGCGCCCTTGGTAGGCCCTGCGCCGTTGGCGCTGCCCCGCCCGAGAACCGCAGGAACACCTTCTCAATCGCCCCGGCAATAGCGCCAAATCCAGAACGACCGCCGGGGGCGCCAAGAGTTCCAACCGGTACTTGCGTTGCCGTTCTTTGGACAACAGCTTCTATTATTCGATTAATTGGACCAACTCTTTGGCCCACGGAAGCCGCCGCCTTACCGGGAGCCTCAAACGGAAGTCTGTTTGGACGAAGCCCACGAATTGCCCGAACAAGATACCCAATAGGCCCGCCAGTAACCCCCTGTTTTGGCATTGCAAATGGAACCTGGGCGCCAGCCAGCGAAAGCCTGCCCGCCCTATTCATCCCGGCGGCAGCGGCTCTCCTTACGCTTCCGACAATATCTCCACCAGTTCCGCTTACTCCAGTTGCCTTGACTGCATCCATAAACGGCACAAATACTTTTGGAACAATACTAAAGATAGTAGAGTTAAACTTTAGTGCAGAGGCAAGAACAAATGACTTCATCAACTTGCTGATTGCGCTTACTGCGGACCTTGGAATAGCCCTTGCCCCAGCCGAAATTGCCTTAAAGAGCGATTTGATTGCATCTGATGAGGCCTTTATCTTGCTTACCCCAAACGTAAGTGCTTTTAGGTTTCTAAGCACCAAAAGAAGGCGATTAAATGCATCGCGAAGTCCCTCTGACTTCATTATGGCCCCAAGCGGAGATTCCGTAAATCCGCCACCGAGCGCCTTAAGCGCAGCGGATCTGCCACCACCAGTTTGCGCAAGTCTCCTTAGCCCACTAATGCCGCCAGGTCCGGTACCGGAATTTGCAGCTGCCTCCATTGCGGCCCTGCGAGCTTCCATGGCCAATTTATACTCATCAAATCTAATAGCCCCACTTGCAAGGAGTTGCTTCAGCATCTGACTTGAAAGCATCTTCTTCTCTGCTGCTGGAACAACTACTTTTTGCAGATTACCCGCAACTGCACCAAAACCAGTTGGGGCACCCGGCCTTCCAAGAGTGCCAACTGGAACCTGAGGCATTCCCCTCTGCGTAACAATTGACGGGGCTCTCTCAACAAGCGTTGAGTATGGAAGAAGTTTTGCCGTAATCTTGTTAATTCCGGACTCTAGCGTCCCAATGAGTCCCTTTGTTGCTGCAATTGGATTTCCCCTAGCGTCAAGGGAGGCCGGCTTTCCTAGCATCATTTGCCCAAGCGGGCCAAGCATTTTCTTCATAAGCAGGAATCCAGCAACAAGCCCGAGCACGTCTGGTACAAACGGCAGAGAATTAATCAATTCTAAGAGGGTGTTAACAAGAGCAAGGAGTTTTTGGAGAATTGGAATCATTAGACCAAACGTGGCAAGTAGCGACACAAAGAACTGCGAGCCAATTCCTTCCATAATTTTTGAAAGAAGTGGCATAATTTTCTGCTTAAAGCTTCTTGCAAGATCCGTTAGAGATGCAGCAATTCCAGATATCCCCTTCGCAAATCCAGAACCCTCATCGCTTGAGAGGATATCCTTAAGATAAGATAGTGATATTGTTATGGCGGTTAGGCCAAGAAGCAAAGGATTCATATTCCATGCAACAGATAGCACCTTAAACCCAATTGCCGCTGCGGCTAGGCCTTTTGCAAGTGGGAATTGCAATAGGTCCGCGACAACCTTAATGCCACTGCCAATTCTTGCAATGAACTCCTGCCCTGCCCCTGTTGTCTTTTCAAAAGTTCTTCTTATCTCTGCAATTCCATTGACAAATCTAATGACTCCGTTGTCCATCAGGTTAAACGCGCCGCTAAACTCACCGAACAGCTGAATGATTCCAGTAAGGACAGCAGTGATGGCCTGGTATATTGAGCCAATAACTTCCTGTACTGGACCTACAATCTTCTCAAAACCAGCAGCAACATTTTTAACTATTCTTCCAACAAACATAGATTGAAGGAAGGTTCCAAGGTCAATCATTTCATCTCTAATAGAGTTGAATACCGGTCTTGTAATGTCCGAAACAAATGCCTGCGTAACGTCTGCAAGCGTGGAGAATGCTCCCTCAAACGTCTTTGAGAGCTTTTTCATGCCTCCGCCGTATTCTTGTCCAAGGCCCTCAATGATCGCGCTTGATGCCGCACCACCAGCAATCTGCCCACTTTGTGTCAGGTCTCGGATTGCTTCAATTGGATCTTCTGCCACCCTTTTAAATATTGCGGCAATTTCACTGCTTGAAGATTTTGCGATTGTAACCTGGCTTCTTGTTGCGTCTTGGGTTGCGGCATTTATCGCGGTGACAAGCTCGTTGTATCCCTTTTCCGTTTGAATTGTTGAATCATCAATCACTTTTCCGTTATGGTTAATGCTTAGATCACCCATTTTCACAAAGTCTTGGAGAAGAGCCTTAGATAGAATGTCGTAACCAGCAATACCCGCGTTTGCCAGCTGCATCATGTCGTTTTGATAGACGCGACCAGCTTGGCGCATTTGACCAAGTGCGTAGGTAATTCTAAAGATCTTGTCGTCTTCGCCGCCGAGCGCTGCTACCGCGTCTCCGATTGCCTGCATGTTTGGCATGATTTCGGCGGTCTCAAATCCGAACGCACGCATTCTTCTTGCAGATTCTGCAAGCTGTGGGAATCTAAACGGAGTTACGTTAGCAAACTTTTTAATTGCCTCAACAAGGCCCTCAGCTTCAACCTTCGCCTTTTCAAAGTTAACTTCCATACCTTGAGCTTTTTGCTCGTTTTCAAAGAGCGTTTGGAAGGCAACCGTTGCCGTCTCAAGGGTAGAGTTGAACTTGATAATACCGTCCTTGAGGTGAGCAAGAATGCGACCAAAGGACTGCGCAATTTCCCGTGTTATTTCCTGAGTGAATCCGAATCTGATTTGTTGCGCAAGGTTCCCAAGGATTCCCATTGAATCATTTGCAAACTTCTGAACGCCTCCAGTCGAGATCTGTGGGCCCATCGGACCACCAATTTGTCGCGGAACGCCAAACTGACCAGCCGGCGCGTTGTAGCCCCTGTCTCTACCACCAAATCTATTGCCACCACCGCCGCCACCCGTTCTGACAGGTCGCTCGCGTGGTGGTCGCCGTCCACCTCCCGCCGCAGCCTCTTCGCGGATCTGATCGTAGTAATTCAGCCTTTGCTGGAGTGGCATTGCGCGAACCGCGTCAATAGATCTTGACCCAAATCTATCGTTTCTTCCATAGCGACCAAACCCAGGGCCCTGAACTCTTTGCGCGAGTGCCTCTTGCCGCGCGTAAACTCGACTCCTTACCCTACCAAGGGCTCCGCCACCGCCAACCATGCCCCCACCAGTGATGGTTGGCATTCTCCCGCCCTTCATGCCATTGGCGGTCTCCAGGATCTGCTTGATCATTAGCAGGGCTTCGTTAATACCCGCTAGTCGCTGCTGGCTTGGGAACTTAGTCGAGGCAATCGTTGCGCCAACATTGCTGATGGCGGCAAAGTCCATGTTCCCAAGCGCACTGAACATTTTTGGAATAAACGAAAGCGACTTCTTGAATTCTTGCATGTTGGCAAGAAGGGTCTTGGCAGGCGTCTTTGTGTTGATGGCTGAAAGCGCGTCTAGGATCTTATTGACGGATTTTAGGGCGGCAATAATGTTTCCAACGTTCTTTGTGTTTGGCGCCTTACCGCCAAACGAAGCAGCAAGACTGTTAAGGTCCTGAATCAGCTTCTTGAACGCAGAAACGTTTGCACCCTTTGGTGGCGTCTTGACTGTTGCAAGCACCTGCATCAGGCTGGCGATTTCCTTTAGGGAAGCGGACATCCCCTTTGGAATAGTCGCCTTTGGAATAAGCGCAAGCATCTTCCCGACTTCGGACATCTGTGAAGCAAGTTCCTTAAGTGGGCCAATGTCCACTTGCGGGATGGCAATAGTCGCGCCCGGAACAAACTGCATGCCCTGCCCCGTGAAAGCCTGTCCTTGTGGCGCACCACCAGCCGCCCGAGCCGGAGCGCCGCCAAGTCCCATTTGCGCGTAGGCTGCGCGTCTCTCGTGAAGCGGCATTGAGCGGACACGCTGCATTGCAAGCTTGGACCGAATTGCAGCGGTTGTGGCTACGCCTGGCTGATCTTTTGCAAGCTCGCCACCGACTTTGGTTTGATCGGCAAGAGCCCCCTGGCGGAAACGAACCTCTCTCCTAAGAGCCCTTATTCTTTTGGCAACCTCTTTAGCCTGATTTTTTTCTTGCGCGGCCTGTTCCTTTGATGCTTTTCCTGCGGCAAGGTTTTCAGCGATTGCCTTCGCCGGATCAACGCCAGGGGCCACATCAACACCAAGGCGAGCAGCCACGGCAGTTGCCGCCGTCCCCTTGAAGTCCTTAAGAAAGCGCTTTCTTAGCGCCGCGGGGGTAAGCTTTTTCCCCTTTTCAGCAGCGATATCCTGTCGCTCTTTTACAAATTCAGGAGCCGTCTGTTCCATCTTGACTCCGCCCCTTGTAAACGTGCGCTTAACGGTCGGATCTGCCATTGCTTCATCGATGGCGGATGCAAGTGCTTTTCCTATTGGGCCGCTAGATCCAACCCCACCCTTTGACGGACCCTTGAGAAGCCCAGCAAGAGAGTCTGCAACTTGACTCGTAACCTTCGCCCCAGTGGCTGGGTCAATCTTCATTGCCTTTGCGCGAACGTCCTGAACGATACGGGCAATTTCCTTGGCGGCTTCGCTTACAAACTTGGTCTTCTCAAGGTCAATAATCGGCTTAGAGCCACGGCCCTCGCCGGGCTTCATCACAAGGTCTCCTGGCTTTGCAGTAAGTCCTTGATTGACTAGGTATTCACCCAAAGCCTTTTCACCTTGTTTTGGTGTACCTTGATTTGCAAATCCCTTACCCTTAAAGCCAAGGGGTCGTCCTTTTGCATCTACAAATTCTCCGGCTTCATTTTTTGTCAGCTCACCAAGCTTTCCACGAGCTGACGTAGTTCTTGGGCCAGCAGCCGCACGCTCTTCTCTCTTTGCCCTTGCCGCCTGTGCCGCTTCAAGCTTTTTACCTGTCTCGTCAGCGGCTTTTGTAAGATCTTTTTCTAGACCCTTAGTTGCAACCTTTTTAAATAGTTCCCCACCCTTTAGGAAAGATGTTCTAAGTGTCTCGCCAAGGGCCTTTCCAATGTCTGACGTATCGCCAGCCTTGGGGTCAAGTGCCTTTCTAAGATCGTCTGCAAGTTTCGCAAGCGGAAGCCCGCCAGCACCCACAAGCGCCTTTGTTCCAGGGCCAACAATTTGGCCATCTGCGCCCATCTTGAATAGACCAGCAAGCTTGGAAAGATCAGCCTTAGATGCGTTGAGATTTCCCTGGTCAGATGCTTTCTGGAGCAGCGACTGAATAAAGTTAGTTGCAGTAAGCTTTCCGCCCCTTGCGCTTGAGATATACGAAACAAGCTTGAGCATTTCTGCCGGATCGGTAAATGCAGCCCTGTCGCCAGCTAGAATCTTTCTAATTGCTTCAAGCGCCTCTTTTTCCCGCGAAGTTTTTTCTTCAGCCTTTTTTGTTTTTCCAGCCTCCAAGGCGGCAGCTGCTTGATTTGTAAGTTTTCTTACTTCATCTTCCTGCTCAGCAATGTCAGCAAGACCAACAACAGTTCTAAAAAAATCCGCCTTGCCTGAAAGCGAAACATCCTTAATTGTTCCAGACAAAAGCTGTGAAAGGAAAGAAAATTCAGTGTAAGCTTGACCACTGTGAGCATCCGGAACGCCCGTAATTCTTCCCCTGAGCGTTATCATTTTTTCCTTTTTCAAAGACCCTGTTTTTGAGTCCATAAAAGGGGCAGAAATTAACAATATGCGTGAGTATCTTTCAAACGTATTTGGCCTTAGTGCCGACGGGTCCACGCCCAAGTGTTTTGCAATAAGGAATCTTTCTACTTCTTGAAACTGATGCATTGAAGCAGCAAAGGGAACAATCATTTCGCCTCGGGTCCTTGGGTCTGCGGAGGCGTAGGTTTTCTGGGCATGGGCAATGTAGCCCATAACTAGTTTTACAAAACTATCATGGGCCGGACTTACTCCCTTGGCCCCCTTTTCATTTAGCACCCCTTGGATTGAGGATTTTAGCTCCTTTTTTGCTGCTGCTAATAGCCCCCTTGTTCCACCGAAGAGAGCCTTAAGCTGATCCTTTGTTTCTTTTTCAAGCTTTGCGGAAAGATCTGCCCCCGTAAGTAAGGCGGTAAAATCATCTTTTTTTACTTCATAAATTGATCCGGGCTCATAAAGCTTAGCTACTAATGTGTTAAAAACCTGGTTGCCAACTTTTCCTTCTCTTACTATCTTTCTGGCTTCCTCTTCTATGGCGCTCAATGCCTGCGTAGACAGCTGCGTAGAGCCCGTCTGCCGATTGGTCGCCAAAGAAACTTTAGATTCTATTTTTTTCGAAAGAGTTTTAGAAACGCCAACAATTAATCCAAGGTTTTTAAGCTCCTTCTTTTGCTTTTGCGTAAGGCCATCAATCTCAGATAGCCTTGTAAAAACACCAGTAATTCGATTAATTTCTGACTGAATTCTTAATGAATCAGCAACAAGCTCTTCTCTTTTTTCTCCTTTGTATATATTAAATCCGCTGGCGGGATCTGTTTGCTTTAATTTTGCAATAATATCGTCAAGTCTTCTAAGAAGGTTTTTTTCTAGGTGATCTTTCAGTGTTGTTTTTCCAAGCTTAAGTTCTTTACGAAGATCTTTTGCAACAACCACTTCAACAGCCGCGAGTTCTTGCGCCCTTGCAACTTTAGCCTGCTTATCAGCACGATTTCTTTGTGCGGTGACCTTCTTTAACTGCCTTGCCGCTTTTGCGTCATCTTTTTGCTGAAGATCTCCTTGCGTTTCCTTGGCAATTTTTTTAATTTCTGAAACCTTAATGCCGGTCATTGTCGAGAATAGGCGCTCAAAGAGTCCTGTCGAATCGCTATAAGTTTCTAGCAGCGCAGAAAGATCAAATCCTCCGTCTTTTCCGGGCTTAACAACGATTTGATTTGTAGCCCCAGAAAGATTTCTGCTAAGAACTCTTAGAATCCCTTTATCTATTTCTCCCGCATCTATTGCCGACTGAAGTCTTTCAAGTGGAGTTCCCCTTGGGGTGTCTCGAATTGCCCTAACAACAGATGACCAGTCCCCAGTAAAGCCTGCAATATCTTTTCTTGGTCTACCTTTATCATCATAAAAAAGCAAGCCCATCAAAAACGATGCGGTTTGCGGATCTTTAAGACTGATTTCTTGAATATACCTTGCGGTACCGGTTACTCTTCCGCCGCTTTTTTCCTTCTTAGTCGGAAAACCTAGCTTGCCAAGTGCCGATTGAATTTCTTTTATTTTTTCAGTTTCTTCAGCATACCTTGTTGGGTTTTCTCTTTTATTAACCGTTCTTGTGATGACGCTTTTTCTTGCTTGAGATGCAACAAACTGCATAACAAGGTCTTTGACAACAACTTTATATGGTTCCCCGCCTTTGACCTTGCTCTCTTCTAGCGTAAGTTGCCCGCGAAGTGTTCCCTTTTTTGCTTGTCCCTTAATGAAACGATCAATTGCTGCGGAGCTCTTTCTGTAACCCATTGCGCTTAGGGTTTTAATAAACTCGTCTCTAAGCCCCTTAACCTCATCATCGCTAAGTTTTGTTGGGGAAGCAGTTACCCTACGCGCAGAGCCGCTAACGACCCTGAGCATCTGATCAACTGTGCCTTTTGAATAAACATCGCCCTGTTCTTTGATTGCGGCGGAAAGATGTGGCTGGATTCTTGCGTCTTGATAGATTCTCTTAATGGCTGCTTCTATGCCGGAGACATCTACCCTTTTGCCCTCGTCAATATCGTTCTCAATTGCAAATGTATCAACGCCAAATTTTGATTTTATGTATGCCCGAGCGGACTCTGGGTTTCTTGCAAGGCCAGCGTCTTCTACCGCAATAACGACAGATTCGACTAATCCGAGAAGGACGTTTTCTTCAACAAAACCTTTGGCCATTTACTTCTTTTCCTCGGATCGCTTGCGGAGCGCTTCAATGCGCTCGTTCAGAAGCTTTTGCTTTGCTTCTGGGCTGCCAAACTGCATGACCAATGCTTCAAGAGAAGATTGCTTATCCGGTGCATCAAGGATCTTCTTTCCTGCGCCAGTCTTCGAGTGCGTTGAAGAAGACTTACTCTTCTTATCGCGCTCTTCCATGTAGCGCCCGAAAGAGGCGATCTGGGGAAGGGTCATATGCATGAAGTCCGTTGGCGTATATCCAAAGGCATCTGCATATGACCCCATAATTACTCCCCAATCAATATCTGACCAACTTACGCCGGATTTTGTGCTTTTCCCGCCTGTTCGCCCTCCTCAGGCTCTTCAGGCAAAAGTCCGCTGTCGCGAAGAACCTTCGTGACGGTGTCCTGCATGCTCTTGATGTCGAATCGATCGCCCACTTCCCGCTCGGAAACTTCTGGCTCGTTGCGCTTGATCGCAAGCCAAAGTACATAGCGGAGCACGTTAAACTTGTTAAAGTCGATCTTGTCGACCGAACCGTACTTCTCCTCAAGGTCCGCCAGGTCGTTGAGGTTAAGCGCCTTCTTAGGGCTAATTTCTACTAGATTTGCCATTTTTCCTTCTATCTCCCTACATTCCAATCACGGCAAGTCGCCGTGTGGATATCATAGCGCAACCAGCGCCATATGTATTTATAAAGCAGAAAACCCCCGAGGACAAGCCTCGGGGGTTCTGTGGACTCACTGGTCCAAAGCTGTTTTAGCTCTGGATTTCGACTCGAATGATCGCATCCGTGGTAAGGGTTGTGTCGACGATGGCATTGAAGTCAATGTCCGTCGTCGAGATGTCCTCACGCATGAACGGGAAGTTCAGAGCGGTTGAGAACGCCTTCCAAAGGTGAACGACAACCTTCTTATCTGGGTCGTCGGTTCGGGTGTGCACAAAGCGCACATACATGGCCGTTGGCTTGTCATCATACTCAGTCGTGAACACGTTATGTGTCGTGCTGATGATGTTGCTGTTGCCAGCGCCGGTGCTTACCGTTGTCTTCGCGACCGTGAAGAAGCGAGCAAGGTTCTCGAAGTTCAGCTCGACCGAACGGGCAGCTGCGGTGACGTTGCCACCGTAGTAGCCGCGGGCGATGACGAAGTTCGACTGGCCGCGGAATTCGGCTTCCTGGAACTCGATGTTCAGCTCAACATCGCCACCGACCTCACCAATGGTGTAAATCGTGGAATACGTTGCCGCGACATTTGCTGGGTCAACACCTGCGACCCATGGGGCGACCGAAAGGGTACCCGATCCTAGAGTTAGCATGCTATATACTCCTCAAACTACTATCAATTTGTACCGAAGGCGCCTTCGATACTCCAATGTTGCCTCGTCGTATTCATCTCGTTCGGCAACTTTCTTAACGAAATGAACGGTTATACCCGACCCGAGAAAGTTCTTGGTGTTAATCAGAGCGTCAATGCGGTTTGAGATTTCGCTTAATTGCGGAGACCCAGTGGCCGAAACCACCAACAACTCCACCTCTGGGCGATTGATCCCAAAACCCGCGTCAGACGTTCCGCTCTCCACCGAAATCTTTATCGCTGGCAAGGCAGTCCGGACCGTTGCAGTGATCGGGTAAATCTTCTTGTCGCCAGCAGTGCCGCTGAGCGAGGTCTGCAAGGTTGCATCCCCGCCAAGTTTACTGAATAGCGATTCATAGATTCCCTTCACAAAGAGGATAATACGCTATCTGACTCTATGGGCAAGGTGTGTAGATTCTACTATTCGGCTTCTACCCTATTCCAGCCCATCGGATTTGCCTTCGGATGAAGCGGCTTAGGGCTAAATGGACGAAGCGGGCAGTCGCTAATTCGGCAAAAGCGGTCCCCCAGCGTACAGCCGTTGCACATCATTTCAATTGCTGACTGACGAGCCAGGAGCCCACTGTTGGACTCGGAAGAGATAATCTTTACCGCCCTAGCCTGAATGTCAACTTGAATCCCCGCCTTACGCACGGCGCTTGCTGGGATAGATCGCTCGCCGCGAAGCCAAGACCACACAGAGGACTTGCTGTACCCCAGCTCAGAGGACCAGAAATCAACAAATTCGCCAAGGCTCTTGCCCTCGCACTTTGTCTCGGTTAGGTACTGGAATTCCCTCCATGGACCACTTGGGGCTAGGCTCTTCCAGAACTTTGTCTCCCTTGCTACCTCGCTCACTTTTTCTCCTTTTCCGGGGCTATCTTTGGTTTAGCCCCCTAATCGCTGGGTCAAGCCTGCCGCCGTAATACTTACAGGTTCGGCATTCCCGATCACCATTCCTTCTCCAGTACGTGTTTTCCCACGTGTACTCGTGACCGTGCCTGCAATGGGTCGCCCGAAGCTTCCCGGCATCACCCCTGCGGGTGTTCATTCTCGGAGTCACGACCTCGAGATGTTCAAGGTTAACGCATTTGCGATTTCTACACAAGTGGTCCACCTGGAGGCCTTTTTGGATGGGGCCGTTTACGTGCTCGTAGTGCCACTTGTGGGCATTGATTTTCTTGCCGTGCTGGTCTTTGAACGCCCCATACCCAGACGGGTCCTTTGCGCCAGCCCACTCCCAGCAGCCATTTTCCGCCTTTGAGACATGGTTAATAAACCGAACTAAAGGGTCGGTTTTAGGTCTGCCGCGCTTGGTAATCTGCTCCATACAGGGAGCATACCATAACCTTAAAGAAAAGGTTCTTGATTACTCTTCTTCGGCAGAGACGCGCAGGGGCATTGTGACAAACCAGGCAATAGTCAAGATAGCAAGGGTTGTTCCCACAAAGTTCCTTGTATCACCATCGGGCAGTACGATCCACCCAACAAGAAGTCCAAATATTGTCCAAGATTGTCCAACTACGTCGTTGATTGCTTGAGTAAGAATGCTCTTCCACTTGCTCACTTCAGGTTTCTCCTCTGTCCACCTTTGGTGGACTTGCTATCTTGCGCCTTGGCCGGCGATGGCTTTGTTGCGTTTCGTGCCGACGACTTTCCACGCCCGCCTCCCGGGCGCTTCTTGGGACCATCACCGCCGCCGCTGAACCCACCGCCGCCGCTGCTTGATCTAATGGCAGCCGCAGATGCAGCGGCTTGAGCAATTACGGTCATGATGACCGCTGGCCCAACAACCGTTCGTGCCTCTTTGCGCTCTTCCTCGGTAATCTCGTTACCAAGATTGGCAACAGCGTCAACAGCAGCGCTTACTGCCTCCCCAACTGCTGCAACAGCCTCTCCCACGGCCTCCGTAACGGCCTCTACAGCAGCGCCCGGATCAATTGGTCCAGGTGTGTCAGTAGGTACAGGGCTGGGATCAACAGAAGGGGCAGGAGAGTCCGTAGGGGTCTCTGTTGGCTCGGGCGACGGCTCGGGTGTGGCAGTCGGGTCCGGTGTCGGCTCATAGGTCACCTCTGGGCTTGGCGACGGCGTCGGAGTTGGTTCCGGCGTAGGCGTCGGGGTCGGCTCTATAGAAGGCTCTGGCGTAGGGGTAGGAGCCACGCTAGGGCTTGGTGTTGGCGGTTCTGGGGTTGGCTCTGGGGTCGGCGTTGGAGTTGGCTCAGGTGTAGGGCTTGGGGTTGGCGGTGGTGGGGCCGGAACAAACACGGAAACAGCTACTGAGGCTGGTGAGTAAACGCCTAGCGTGTCATTGTCAGCCCTGACCCAGAACGTATACGTCTGATCTAAGCCGCCAGTAATGATAAAGACGTCGTTGTTAATGCCCATGTTGGTTTCGCCGGAAGCAGCGCCCCAGCCCACAAGATCCCCAGTGGT